ATTTGCTCCACCTTTTCTTCAAATTGTCTTCTTCTTTCTTCAGATGCTTTCAAAGCCTCCTTGGCTTCAATAATACTATCTTGCTCTATAACAGAAATAATATCAGAGAATTCAACCTTTTGGTATTGTAAAGCTTGTTGAGCAAGATTGTCAATAAGTTCTTTAGTTTCAGCAGCTTTTGCAGAATTGGAGATATATAAACCCAATGTTGAATTAGAAAGTAAATCCTGATCAATATGAAGAATATGATAAGACATATCATCTAGTATATAAGAAAGTTTTGTCTTATTTGAATCTTTGTAAGCAACCTTAGCTGTCTCAATCAAAGCATTGAGAACATTTCTTTTAAAAGCTGAATGAAGATTGAATAACGGTTCAAGAATATTTGAATTAGCGGATAAAACTGTTTTTACATTTCCTACTGCTTCTCTCTCCTGTATTTGTCCTTCCATTTGATCTGAAACTCCTATAGCTTTTCCTGCAAGTTGTCTAATATATTCGGCTAACTCTATGTATTGTTTAATATCAGAAGATAAAGACATATCTAATACTTTTGCTATTGTATTAGCATCAGAATAAACATTTCCTTCCTCAGAAGTATCATAGAATGTAAACGGAGTAGCTTCAAAAAAATATTGCCACTTTTTTAAATCTATACTTGCAGAGTTAGGAACGGCATTAATGTTCATTAAAAGTTTTTTACCTTTATCAGAGGATACAAGTAACTCTACTTTGAACATTAGAACATCAAACAAATATTGATAGATTTTTAGTGCATCTACCAAAGATGATTCAAAATCAACTCCATAATATGGTAATTTACATTGATAAAGATTATCAAGATCCTTGAATTGACCAGGAATAGGTCTCATTCTAACAAATGAATCATTTATTTTCCATGTTTCATACACTTCTGGTATCCACTTCCATTCTATACTAACATCTCCTATAGAGGTATCCAACCTATACTCCTCACTAACTATATCCTCCCTTTCTATATTTTCTTCATCCAAGTAAGTAAGGAATCCAATTTTTCTTAATGATTTCCACACATAATGTTTTACAAGAACCGTATCCTCACTTCCTAAGTCAAAAACTGTTGGAGAATCCTCTCTATCAAGTATTTTTAATACCTTCTGTTCTATTTGATCTCCTGTGGGAGAATATAACAGATTTATTTCATCCTTGGTTAACTCCTCACCAAAATTCTTAACAACATCAGAAGGTAGCATATGGTATTCACATATGGCACACTCTGAATTTTCTATAAAAGGATCATCAGGATTTTTTTCAAAATAAAATCTTGTAGGATTTATTACCCAAAGCTCTGGTTCTCCATTCATGACACCTACATAAATGATGGGTCTTCTTCCTATTAAACCATTTTCAAGTGCTTTTTCAGCTTTAAGTTTAAAATCTGTTTGAATCATTAAAGCTTCTAGTAATTGATTTCCCAGGACCTCAGCGGGGTCCTGATGTTTCCTACTCATATAAGTTTTGACTTCTTCAGGAGTCATAGCCTGCATTTGACTTTCTACTTCCTGGTTAATCCTTTCCAACTCCTCTGGTGTAGGTTCTTTATTATTTAATTGTTTATATCTCTCTTGTTCCAATTTTTGCCTAATAGGTAAAGTAATCTTGGAAACTACGGAATCTCTTAATCTTGAGGTTTCCTCCTCCTCTTTTCTTGTAGTTGCTTCTGGATTTGTAGCAAGAACAAACCACTCAAATGGTCTTTTCTTTTCAATACCTATTACAGTATTAATTTTAGTTTTAATTATATTTATATTCTTAAGATTGGAAGGTAGTTTTCCTACATCTTCTCCATAAGGTTTTAAAACATAACTGAAATCAGCTTCATTAATAATATTATTTACTAGATCAAAGTTGGTTTTAATTTCTCTTTCTTCCCTGTAGTTTCTACAGCTTTCAATTTCCTCTGTCTTATCCTTGTACCATTTTTTCTTATTGGCATTTTTCTGAGAATAAGTGAGCATTTCATTACTTGTGTATTCTGTTTTCATCTTGATATTTGATTAAATATATCTTCTAATTGTTTTATTCTACTATCTATGCTCTCCTCACTATACTCCTTATTCAGTTCTTCTTCCTGAACCTGAAATAAGCACATAATTAGAGCAGAGATTAAGTCAAAGTTTCCTTCCCTGTAATAACTGATAAGCTCTTCTAACAATCTTCTTGAAAAAATCTTATCAATAACTGTTATAGGATTTCCATCACCATCAAAGTCCAATACTGTAGTAAGCCATGTTTTAATATATCTTTCCCCAGCATCTTTTAGCTGAGCATTCATATGACATCCAAGAACTCTGTTAACCTTACTATTCTTAATATTCTTTGATATGACACTATCTGGTTGTGCTGCCAATAATCCCAATCTCTTCTTTCTTCTAAAATAGTTTTTAACTCCAGTACATTCGTTTTCATACATAATTTGTGTATTGTATAGGTCAGCAAAATATTCAGCTATCTCATCATTGTCATCTGGATTCTCCATTCTTCCTATGTATTCAGCTACAATAGTGCTGTGTGAATAGAATCCAGACTCAATTCCCTTATATATTATAATTCCTATTAAAGATGAACCTTCATCTTGTCTAATTGGGTCATAACCTATTTTATATAAGCCTTTGGGTGGATTACTTGAAGGAAATTCATATATTACAGGACATCCTCTTAAATCATGAGGAACATCTTTAAAAGAATTTATTGGTTTTACTGAACCATCAAGTATTGGTTTAGCTTTAACCACTCCTTTATCTCTGTAAAATTTAACAGGGATAGCTTTAGTGATATGGAGATTTTTACTTTCTATGTAATCCAGTTGTCTTTGGAGTTCTATTACTGGGAAGGAGTTTTTGGCTACCATTGCAAAAGCTTCAGCAGAATTTAAAGATTCTTCTTGCATTCTCTGTCTAATTTCAGTAGATGTGGCTCCATTTTTAATTAGATTTTCTCTTACTTGAAGTTCAAAATTCTTTGCAGCTTTTAGATCCGAATTTCCTTGCTTATCATAAAATCCCTCTGTATTAAGATTTTTTGGAAAGAAAAAGCCCTCTTTCTTTTCTTTATAATCTCCCCAGATATCATAAAAAGTCATAAAACCGTTTGAGTTAGGTCTTTTAAATAAATCTGCAAAGTCTACTGTACCTGAATCTATCTCTCCTGATGTATTATGAGAAATAAATTGATTAGTAATATAAGTATGTGTAATTTCTGTTGTTAAATTATAAACATCTTGTTCACCTATGAATTCTACACTTTTTACTTTAACAGCTTCGAGTTTATCTAATGTTTTATCTATAAAAAAATCACCTTTATGTTCTATAGTTTGTTTAAAAACACAATTATCATATTTATTATTTCCTTCTCTACATATATCTACTGTATCTAATATCTTTTGTTTTTTAGAATCTGTAAAATAAATATGTTTTTTAAATTCAATAATATCTTCAATAGAATGAATTTCTAAACTATAAGATGCTTGTGTATTTATGTTATAATTTTTATTATTAATATTAGAACGTAAAATTAAGTTTTTATGATTTCTTTTATAGATAACAGAACTTATTCCTAGTTTATAAAGTTGTACTTTTACCTCTTCAAGTAATTGAGGAACAACAGATGTTAAAGTTATCTTAAAGGAATTTTTCTTCTTATTATAATTTATACTTCCATCTGCATCAAAATAACCTCCTAAAAGTTCTGAAATAGAATGTGCATTGTATTTAAAAATATCTTTTGGAAGACGTTTATCTTTTTTTGTTTGCCCATATATACCAACTTCGATTAAGTTTTTTTGAAAATCTTTTATTCCTACATATTTATAGTTATATTTTTGATACTCTTTATAAACAGTATATTTTATATCATTATCAATTAAAAATTGTTCTATTCCTTTATCTGCAATAGCTAATTGTGGAGTAGAATGATCTCTATAATAACCATCTCCAATAAGTAATCCTATTAATCTAGGATATTTCATTGTTTCTTCTCCAAAGATAGGAACTTGTCTTATAATCATTAATTTATCATCAACTACTATATCTTCAGCTTTCTTAAAGTAAACTGTATTATGTCTTGATATTTTATTATCTGAACATAAAAGAGGATGATCATAACTACATTCTATCATTAAGTCTTTAGAAGTTTTAATTCTATAACAAGGTTTTTTTGTTGGTTCTTTAATCCAAAGAATAGGTTCTTTTACTGTTCCTTGACAAGCATAACTAACAATTCCTGTTTCTTTTGTAACATCTTCAATATTTATTAATTCTCCTTTATGATTCCATACTTTTGTTCCTTTACAAACACAGCCAAACAAGGTCATCATACCTGTTTTAAATAGACCAGCTTCAGATGAGGATCTCATAGCAGATATAGTATTCTTTAATCCTCCAGGAACACCCCAGGCTCCAACTTCTTCTCCAAATATATCATAAGTATCAGCTCCCCTTCCTGCACTAGGATTATCTTTAAATGATATGGCTTCTATTTCTGATAGTAAACCTCTTTCTACTTCAACTCCATTTTGATATTGTTTATAAGAGGCTTTTATGTGGGAAGCATTATTAATATAATCAGATGGGGTTCTCCATCCAGTATTTGCATTTACAAAATTAATACACGATTGACATTTTCCAAAAAGAGTTTTAATTCCAGGATACAAATATTTTTTCTCATAAGCCATTAACATTGTATAAGACTTATAAATATGAAAGAAATTCTTTACAGAGATTGAGCAGTTTTTATATGAGAATCCACGTCTCCTGGATTTTCCAATAATTAAGTCTCTACCTCCCTCTAGGCAAGTAGGGTCAGGGGTGTATAATAATCCAAGTGTATTATAATAGTCAAGTAGCTTTTTATTTTTTTCCTTTTCGTCTAATATCAGAATCTTATCTTGGTCTTCTACAGGAATTCCAAGAGCATCTAAAATTCCATTCCTAGCTATCTCTCTTATCCAAAAATAATTATAATCGCCATCCCAAAAATCAGGAAATCCCTCTATCTTAACTGCTCTCTTTCCTCTAGCACTGTGTACATCTACTTTTTGTATAGGACAAAAATTTAAGTAAAAGTAGTGATCTCCAGTAATTTTTGCTCCACCCACTGAATAACCTAGTAAACATCTTTTTCTTTCTTCTTCCCAAAACTCATGCCAAGCTGGAGAACCCCAGGGGTCAGAAGTATAATATTTATTCTTTGTGAAAAAGTTACCAGTACTTTTAAAGAGTTCTGAATTAATCCATATTCCATCAGAATTTCTAATATTATCCATTATTATATTTATCTAAACTATTTCCTTCAGCAAATGGAGATATTGTTTTATCACTTTTGTTCCTAATCTCTTCAAATAATTCTTTTTCTATTTTCTCTTTTAAAAGAGATAAGTTTACCACAACCTTGTCCAAATCTAAAAGTGCACCTGTAATATCTTTTGGTTTTAGAGTATATGCTCCTTTGACAGTTCTTTCAGTTAAATTAAAAGATTCAAAGAAGTCTTCTAATTTCTCCTTAGCTTTTAAAGCTTTTATATATAGAGAATAGGAAGGAGAAGCCTCTTTTTGAAATACTTCTATAATTCTCATTGCTTCTTTTACCATATCATCTGGTTCCCAATTCTCATTTCTTATTATATTTTTCTTTAAGATTTTATTTCTTGCTTCATCTCTATAACCTCTATAAGGATTACTCTTAAGTTGAGAAGACATAAATTCAATGTAAGTTAATTCCTTTAATGCAGTTTCCTTTTTGGTGGATGTATCTCTTTCCCATATAGTTTTAAAAGGTTCAATAAGAATTGTTTCCTCATTAGGATATACTACATTCTCTGTTATTTTGAATAGATAAGACATTAATAAATTATTTTATTTCTATTATTACCACCCTTTTTTATAATTACACGTATCCAGGTGTAGTCGCTTTGATTAATTACCTGCTCCACAATCATCTCCTTATCTTTTACCAGTTCAACAATAGTACCAAAAAGTTTAAGATTATTTAATTTTCCCACTGTTGTTATGTCTATTGTCATTCTTTCATCATAAACTCCTTTCAAAAGTAGTGGAATATCCATATAGATGTTTTCCTTAAATTTTTTCATTAGTGGATATAGAAATAGTAATCCAGTAATGTATTGAGTTACAGTTGAAAAATGCATTTCAGGAATTATTTTTTGTATTTCCTCTAAAGAGGAGGAATTATCTTTGTCTATGAGAGTAAACTCTCTATTATTTAAATAAATCATTTTATTACTTTTACTTCAAATGTTAATATTGTCTTGATTCCTTTTACATCCAATACTGTTACTGACTTTTTTGTTTTATACCATCCTTGAGCAACAAGATGATGAGGAATTCTTTTTGTTTTATAAGTTAATTTTAATTGGTTTGTAACTTTGTCAAAATAGGCTTTAGTACATCCACATGATGTAATAACTCTTTTTATACCAATACCATCCGAATCACTTCCCTCAAATGTTATTGTCAGGTTGACGTTTTCTCTTACTATTCCTAGGTCCTTGTAGGTTTCTGTCCAAGTCATAAATTCTCCTTTTTAAAAAAATTTTTTTAGTTTTATTTAAATGCCAAAAAGTGGTTAAGTCTTTTTTTCTAATTATCATATCTTCTTCAAGAATGGTTTTCCAATTCTTTTTATTCTTTAATATTGGATAACAATCTCCACCACAAGATTTTGAAGACATAAGTAGCTGTGGAATCATGCATCCACAATGAATACACGAACCATTTTTATAGCATTCAGAATTAATTGAGTTCATTCTATATTGAATTTGCTCTATGATATGATTTCTCATAAGTAGTTTTCTTACTTTTGGATTTACCCAAAGTATCCATCTAAGCCATCCCTCAAAGAAAGCATAGATGTTTTCTAATGTAATTTCTTCTTTTTTAATCATCTTCTTCTAAAATTAAGGGGTTATTTTTCATATATGTTTCTAGTTTTTCCTTTACGTAATCATAATGTTTTTTAGTTATTTTACCATCTTCTAATCTTCCTTTTAACTGAGAAAGAATATAAGCAACTCTTTTTGGATATACTTGAAATGTTCCTAGATATTTCATTCTAACTTTAGTCATTCTACCACTTCCTATTTCTTCCTTTAGAAATTTCCAAGGACTATAGCAGATTAAAGTCAGTTCTTCAAGAGTTATATCGGGAAATTCTTGTTGTATCTCTAGGTGGAATTCTTTCAGTAAAACATCATTGTTTAGAATCATTTTGCTTTGAGATTTTAATTTGATATCCTTGAGAGTTTTCTTCAGGTATTAGAAAGTCTTTTATAGAAATCCTATTTGTAAATTCATTCCTATTTAGGAAACCCTTTTCAATCATAGATTTTAGATGGTTTCCTAAACCACCAGCAGATAAGTTCAGCTTATTTTTTACTATTTTCCTTGCAAAGGAATTAAATATATCTTCTTCAATAATATTTTTTTCTAAAGAGAGGAAATGAGACAGGATTTCAATTTCCTTCTCTGTTAGTTGTATAGGAAGAAAAGTATTTATAATTTCAATATGCTTCTGATAATACTGCTGCTTATCTAATTTAAAACTTTTCTGTATTATTTTCATATCTTTACTTGTTTATATTTTTATAAATTGTGTACTTAGCATAAAATCTAATGTTCTGGGTTGGTGTACTATTTTCCAATCTTTTATTTGTCTTACTATAAAGAACTCAGCTAAGAAATTCTCCAGAGCTTCAATGGGTATACTATCTTTTAGTGTAATTGTTTTATTGTCAAAATCTATTTCTATTTTCATATTATTTATTATTTATTAATTTATTAAATTCTTCAGAAGATAATCTAAAACCAGCAGCAC